TGGTTAAAATTGTAAATATAATCTTTGCGTTTAAATAGTATCTTTTTTTATTTTTGTTTATTTTTCTTTTTGTATAGAATTCAAACCATAATTTTATATAAAAATAAACTTGTTTGAGATTTTTTATTAATGTATTTTTAGTTTATTTATTAAGGTTATTTCATAAATTTTTTTTCTTTTTGAATATTATAAAAAACAAAAAATGGGTGGTGGATTAATGCAATTAGTAGCCTTGTAATTCCATAGGGCTAAATAGTCAGCTACCTTTATAGTACCGTATTAATTATAAAGGGAAAATAGTATAAAATACGGGTGTAAAATTAATTACATATAATTTACATATATAACTGGCTAGTGAAATTTAAATAAAATTAAATTTTGCGACATTTTCAAATTGCGGAAAACTCCTTAGAGCCTTTGCTACCACTTTATTTTAGAAATATTATAAAGGAACACGGTTAATAGCCGTAGGCGACTTTTTAGTCGCAGTTGCACAATTATGCAACTTCCAATGGTAAAAATGCAAAGGATTGGACGATCCGCAGGAAAGCTCCTAATAATTAAATAATTATTGTATGTATTATGTATTATGGATTGGTTAATAAATAAACAAAGAACTAATCACAAATATCCAGATATTTTAATAATAAAACAAGAATAAAAAATTAATGGAGAATCTTCAGAGACTAAATGGAAATGGGCGAAATTTATTCGCTTAAGATATAGTCCGGCTTTTAGTGAAAACTAAAGGATAAACCGATGGTGCACAAGATATTTACCTTTAAAATCCTGTAGGGTAGAAAAATGTCGGGGAATATTGAAAAAATAAGATATTCATAAAGCCTTTTGTGAACTCGAATATAAAATTCGAATCACTGACGTTAATCAAAGTTATTTTTTTAAATTACTTTGGTGAGAAAATCAAATTGCTGGGAAATCCTAAAGCTTATTCTACTAAGAATTTATAGTAATATAAATTTGGCCAAGACAAAACTTGGGTAGTAATTTCTTTTGAAATTACCGTTACGAATATTATATGGTATTTGTATTGTAGTGAAAATGAATAAGATATATATATATGTTCACACATTGTATTATAATGGATAATCAGCAGCCAAATTTCCTACCGAATTTATTCGGGGAAAAAGGTTCAACGACTAAATGGTTTTCGGGAAATTTATATATTATAAATTTTCATAAGATATAGTCTAATCCTAATCTAAAGATTAGGTAGAGGAAATGTACAGGTAATCCTTAATAAAATGGGGAAGAAAAGTAGTCAGTTATAACTATTAGGATATGTTATAGAAAAATCTGTTATTATTCCTATATTAATCAAGAATGATTAATAATAAAACTGCTAGTAAAAGAGTAAAGCTCTTTTGCGACACTATCAAATTGCGACGACATCCTAAAGATATTAAAAAAGTGAATTTTTAGTTTATTTATTTTGATATTTTTAATGAAATGTAAAGATTGTCAGATTGAAAAAAATATTTGTGAATTTTATTTTAGAAAAGAAACAAATAAATATAGAGCAAATTGTAAAGAATGTGTTAAAAATTTACGTAAAATATATAGAATAAAAAATTATGATAAAGTAATAGAATCTAAAAAAGAATATTATAACAATAATCAAAAAAAATGCTGTGAAAGAAGTAGAGATTGGTATCAAAATAATAAAGAAATTAAAAATCAAAAACACACCGTATATATAAGAACACGGCGTCAAAATGATATTGAATTTAAAATTTATTGTAATATACAATCTAGAATTTATTCTGCATTAAAAAATGAAAGGTTTAATAATAAAAAAAAAGATTCAACTTTAAATATAATAGGTTGTTCTATAGAATTTTATAAAAAATGGTTAGAATTTCAATTTAATGAAAAAATGAATTGGAATAATCATGGTGAATATTGGCATATAGATCATGTTAAACCGTGTTCGTCTTTTAATTTGTTAAATAAAGATCAAATAAATGAATGTTTTAATTGGAAAAACGTTAGACCAATTGAAAAAATTTGTAATTTGATAAAAAATGACAAAATAGACATTGATTTAATAAATAATCATAAAAATATAGTAAATTCATTTGCTACTAAGGTAAATTTGAAAAAATTTATTGGCCCAGAATACACTGGGGTATAGTAAAAATGCAATATATGATAAAATAAATAATATTTTATTTTTGAAATGGACAAGTACGCAGCCAATGCCTAAGGGATAAATTCTATGGCAGCAGTTCAACGACTAAACGGTAGTGGGCGAAGAAATTCGCTTAAGATATAGTCTATTCCCTGTATAAATATACCGAAAGGTAGGGTACAAAAGCAAATTACTTTTTTCAAAGTTGTCTATCGAAGACATACTAACTTTGCTATCGAATCTATCGAACAAACCTTTAACGGAACGGTAAATTTTATGCCTAGAAAAGTAGCCAGCACAACTATGAGGATAGGTTGTGAAAAAACTGTTAGTACTCCTCGATTAGTCATTGAATGCCACCCATTTTTTTATCCCTTGACTAATCAATGTACAGCTACTAGTAAATTAATTAACTGTTGTTAATTTAATTTGCGACATTACCAAATTGCGGGGACTTCCTAAAGCCTTAAAAAATTGAATATGTAATATGTTTATAATATTAGTATGAAAACTTGCTCTCTGTGCCAAGTTAACAAACAAGATATGTCTTGGGAAAAAAGAAATTTTGAAATTGATCACATTATACCATGTGCTTGGTTTGATTTAACTATTCCTAAGCATAGAGCTTTATGCTTTCATTTTAAGAACATGCAACCTTTGTCAAAAAAAGATAATTTAAAAAAGGGTGATAAAGTTTGGAAAACATATGATATTACAAAAAATCCTTATATTTAATTGAGTACCAAAATTATACAGAAATGTATAATTGGCCAAGAATAGAACTTGGGTATGGTAAAAATCTCAAGGATATATGGACAATCCGCAGCCAAATTTCCTAACGAATTTTTTATATTCGTGGAAAAAGGTTCAACGACTAAATGGTAATGGGTGAAAGTTTTACTACTTTTGCTTAAGATATAGTCTAGTCCCTTGAAACATTTGTTTCAATTAAATACACTGAAAGGTGGGGTATAAACGAGATTTTGGACGCAAAGTTTCATGCACTGTTTCAAGAAACGGTGATCTCATCCATAAGGTCTACCTTCAAGTTGATCTTCCAGCTTTGTCTGGAACCAACGTTGGATGGGTTGCTCAAGTTGGTCACGCTTTGATCGACGAAGTTTCTATTGAAATTGGAGGACAAACCATTGATAAGCACTACGGTGATTGGCTCATCATTTGGAATGAATTGACTCAAACCTCTGAAAAAGAAGATGGATACAACGAAATGATTGGTAATGTAACTGCTCTTACCAGCACTGCTGATGGATCTTCCCCAGCATCAACTCTTTACATTCCACTTCAATTCTGGTTAAAATGCTGACCTGAAAAGCAACTTGCATCAAACAAAAAGGATAGTTTGATGAAAATACAATTAGCACTCCTTAATATCGATGTTCCACCACCCTGTTTTTATCCATCGATAAGAATTCGACATTCTGTGCAGTTGCTAGTAAAAAGACAAACTTTATTTTAATAAAGTTTTTTTTTGCAACACTTTCAAATTGCGGGAACTTCCTAAAGCCGTAAAATTGAATATAAAAAATTTTTATAATAATTATTATAAATGTTCAAAAAATGTATAAAATGTTATACTACAAAATGTATATCAGAGTTTGCATTTAGAAATGATACACAAAAATATAGAAATGAATGTAAAATATGTTGTCAAATAAGAATAAATTTTTATAAAAGAACTAATGAAGAATATAAAAAAAGATATAATGAATATAGAAAACAAAAAAGATTACAAGATAATCAATTTGCTATAATGGATAGGTTTAGAGCAAGATTACGAAAAATGGTAAATAGTCAAGACGGTATTAAATACTATAAAACACACGAATTATTAGGATGTTCTTTTGAACATTTTAAAGATTATATTAGTAAACAGTTTTATGGAGATATGTCTTGGGAAAAAAGAAATTTTGAATTAGATCATAAGATACCTTGTTCTTGGTTTGATTTGAAAAATCCTATACATCAAAAAATTTGTTTTAATTATAAAAATATTCAACCTTTGACACGTAAAGATAATTCTAAAAAATCTAATAAAGTTTGGACAGAATATAATTTATTAAAAAATCCTTATATTTAATAGAGTACCAAGATTATTTTGAAAAAAATAATTGGCCAAGATTAAAACTTGGGTAGTGGCATTAGCCACAAGAAATTTAACTGTAATTTCTTTCGGTAAAAATCTCTCGGATATATGGAAAATCCGCAGCCTAATTCCTAAGTCCTTTATGCGTGGATATGGAAAAGGTTCAACGACTAAATGTTAGTGGGTCTGAGAAGTTTCGCAAACTTCAATGAAGGCTTAAGATATAGTCTAGTCCCTTGAAACATTTGTTTCAATTAAATACACCGAAAGGTGGGGTATAAACGCTGTAGAAATCCAGGACTTGCCTTACCACTCATCGCACTTCAATATCACGAAGTTAAATTCAACATTACCTTTGCTTCCCTTGCATCTATCATTAAGGGATCTGGATATGGATCTCCATCTTTGGATGCTTCATTGTATGTTGATTATATCTATCTTGATACTGATGAACGAAGACAATTTGCGCAAGTTCAACATGAAAAAAACGTGTTAAAAAGTGAACATCAAACGTGTTTGCTAGTAATTGTTTATTGAATTCTATTCCACCACCTAGTTTTTTATCAATAGAATTCAAAAACTTTTGCGACACTTTCAAATTGCGGGAAACTCCTTAGAGTCTCAACTACCATTCCTATTAGGAAACTTTTAGGAAGAACTCGGTTAATGCCCGAACCCACGCATACTAGGTATGCCAGTATAATAATATACTGTGGTAAAAACGTTGAGAAAGCTACGCGCTTTATTTTTCAATTCGAAAAATTAATTGGACAATCCGCAGCCAAGCTTCTAAAAATTGAAAAAAAATTCCTAATATATATCATATATGGGTTTAATATATTGTATTACTTTTCCATCTGGTAAAAAATATATAGGTCAAACTAGACAATCAATGAAAAATAGATTGAATCAGCATAAAAGTTCTAAAGATTCTACATTAATTAGTAAGGCATTTAAAAAATATAATAATTTTGAATATACTATATTGCAAACATGTGAAAATGCAGAACTTGATATGTATGAAGTCTATTTTATAAATAAATATGAAACTATTTCACCAAAAGGATATAATTTAAGTTCCGGAGGTCAAAATGGATATCGTTTTTCAGATGAAACACGTCTAAAATGTTCATTGAATGCTAGAAAAAAAAATAATAATTTACCTATGTATATTTACGAAACTGAATATGGATATAGGTGTAGACCACCTTGGAAATCTGAAAAGTATTTTAATTATAAGTTTATCACAAAAGATTTAAATTTACTTTTAGCAATAGAATACATTGAAAATAAAGATGAATTGTATAGACAATATATTTTACCAAAAAATCTTCCAAAATTTATATGTGAAGTTAAAAGATTTAATAGAAACGGATTTAGGATAACTTATCCTGGATATGAAAAACATTTTACTTCAATGAAATTAAATAAAGAAGAAAAATATATATTAGCTTTGGAATATTTGACTTCAATACAGAAGAAGGTTCAACGACTAAATGTTAGTGGACAAAATTCCTAAGAATTTTGTTTAAGATATAGTCTAGTCCCTAGTTTATAAAATACACTGAAAAGTGGGGTATTAACGGAATATTTGATTGAACAACTTCAATTTACTGGTGCTGAATCAGTTGCTGATGGAACCAGTTCTATCAAGAGCAAACTTGCTCTTAACCATCCTTGTAAGGAACTTGTTTGGGTTATCCACGAAGATGATAATGACCCAGCTGATTTCTCAAGTGATTCTGGATCTGCTATCAATGGAAACACTGTTGTTGATGCTAAACTTCAACTTAATGGTCAAGATCGTTTCTCTACTAGAGCAGGATCTTACTTTAACCTTGTTCAACCATATCAACATCATACTAGAGTTCCATCTGATGGTATCTATGTATACTCATTTGCTCTTAACCCAGAGCAACATCAACCTTCTGGAACTGTTAACATGTCTAGAATCGACAATGCTACTCTTCAACTTTCTGTTGATGTTAATGACACTGCAAAACTTCGTGTTTACGCAGTTAATTACAACGTTTTGCGCATAATGGCAGGAATGGGCGGTTTAGCATACAGTAATTGATCAGATTGTATATTTTTATACATTTTGTCAGTCCTCCTAATAAAAATTGAAAATAATATCTATTTTAATAATTTTAAGATTATTAATATGGAAAATGAAGTTAAACAAAAATGTACAAACACGGAGTATATTCTATATATTATTAATTACTTTTCAAAACTTTAATGAGTACGTTATCCTTACAACGTCTTTTTATTTTTAAAATAATGCGTTTTAATTTAAAAATAAAAAATTATTATAGGATATAACCACTTATTATATGATAGAAGAAATAAAAACAGATAATAATTGTATTGTTAAGGCATTTGAAAATAATCCAATTTCTATATTACAAGAAGATCTAGATAATAAACGGGTATATTATTTTAAAGCAAATGATATAGGAAAAGCTTTAAATTTAACTAATATAGCTGTATCTATACAATCTTATGACGAAGATGAAAAGGTAGTAAGGAAAGCTTATGACCTACGTGGATGTGAACAAAATACTATTTTTTTAACAAGTAGGGGAGTTTACCGTCTTCTTTACAATAGTAAAAAAGAAATAGCTAAGAAATTTCGTAAATGGGCTAGTGATATATTAGATGATATAATATTTAATCAATCAAGAGAATTACAGCGTCAATTAGAAGAAAGAAAACATTTATTAGAGATAAAAGATAATGAAATAAAAAAATGTAAAAACGACTCTTTTTTACATAAACAATCTATATTATTAAAAGAATACAATTCACAAATTAATATAGTATACATAATAAGAGTAAAATCGTTAGAAAATAACAATTATATAATAAAGGTAGGAGAAAGTCGTATGGGTATAGTAAATAGATTTAATGAACATAAATCAAAATATCCAGAATGTTTATTATTGGATGTATTTTCTGTAAAAAGATCAAATGATTTTGAAAAGTTTTTACATAAAAAATTATATGCGCATAAATATAATAAATTAAATGGTCACGGAAATGAGAACGAATTGTTTTTAGTAGGTGAAAAATTATCATACGATACGATAATTACACTTGTTAAAGAAAACATAAATGATTTTAATGACGATCATCTTCAAGTTAGGAAATTAGAATTAGAAATCCAAAAATTAAAACTAGAAAATGAAAGAAAACTAACCATTGAAACTGAACTTTTAAATAAAATAGATAAACTACAAGATAATGTAAATAATTTATACTTTTTTATTGAAAATGAATTTAGTAATATGAAAATTCAAAATAATTTAAAACTAACTAATAATTTTGGAGAAATGTCCTGTCATATAGGTCAAAAAGTTCAACAAATAAATCCAGAAACACTTTCTTTAGTAAAAGTATATCAAAATATTGCAGAAGTATCAAAAACATTAAGAATTCCGAGAAGTAGTTTAACAAAAGCTATAAACCATTGTACAGTTTATAAAAATTACAGATGGGCTTTTTTAGAAGATGGTGTATCTGAAAACATTGTTGCTATAAAAGAAACCAAAAAATTAACTAAAAATCAAAATCTTGGTTATATTGCTAAATTAAATAAAGAAAAAGATGTAATTTTAGCAGTTTATCTTGATAGACAAACTGCAAGCAGATTAAACAATTATAAAAGTATATGTTATTTAGATAATTATGTAAAATCTGGTAAAATAGTAGATAATTGTTATTATGTATTATACGATAGTCTTTCTGAAGATTTAAAAAATAATTTTCTAAAAAAGATTAATAAAGATGAAATTGTATTATTTAAAAATAACGGAATTGGAAAGTTTGATCTCTATGGAAATTTAATAAAAGAATTTCGTTGTAAATTAGATTGTACAAATTCTTCAGAAATAGGTAATAAAAGTCTTATTAAAGCATTAACTTTAAATCTTCCATATAAAAATTATTATTATAAATATACAGATAGTAAATTATATATTAGTTTTTAAAAATTTTATTTATACGTATAATTGTATATGGATACAATTACTAATTTAAGAAAATATAGAATATTAGAAAGTCCAACAAATTTATTTAACGCAGATGGAAAAGGAATTGCAATTTTTGATTTAGTTTCTTCCATTATAGGTTTTTATTTAATTGATTTATTATATGGAGGAAAATTATTTAAGGCATATGGGTACAAATATTATGCATTTGTAATTCCATTTGGAATTGTAGTGCATTTATTTACAAATCAACAAACCTTTTTAAACAAACAATTGTTTTCATCCGAAATAAATATTCATAAAGTACTTGTAGCCGTTATAATGATATATTTAATCTTATAAAATTTCTAAAACAAAAGGATCATCTGTCAAGATAAAATCATTTTGATTTTCAATGTATCCAACTTTTTCTAATGATTCCGAATGGTAAATAAAACGTTTGTCGTGGTAATAAAAAGAGTCATTTATAAATGTTTTTTCCAAGGATAAAACATCAATATTATGTCGGTTTAATCCTATTTGTTCTATTAAATCACATTGTTTCTGGTCCTCTCTAAATACTAAATATGCGTGTACTTTGCAATAATTTGAATTTTGTTGACTTCGTTTAAAACATTTATTGCCATTTTGAGAAAATCCTCGACATATAGGTATTTCTTCTTTAATTTTTTCATCTAATAGATCACGTAATCTATCGGCGAACATCTTTTTATCTACTATTTGATTTGTATTTTTATAAACTATATCGTATTCTTCAAAAATTGTATCAAAAATAGTAATAATATCTTTAGTACAACTATTTTTTAAATCTATTGATAAATTATGTAAACGTTTACATATTTTTGTCGTTTCCATTTCTTATGACAAATCTTTTTTTTTAAGAATTGCAAAAATATTTTCATTTTTTATAGGTTTATAAATATACTTGTCAATAATTGAACAAGAAGTTGTATCTTTAATCTTATTTGTACCGTTAATAAGGTAATATGAATAATATATTGGTTTATCATCTACACTAGTTATTAAAATTAAAAAGAAATGACAATCTGATTGTCGAAATAAATTAATAGTGTCTTTAGGTTTTGAATATTTTATTCCAAATTCTTCAGAATCTAATTCGCCATAATCAGTTATTTTGGAAAATGATTGTAATTTTATATAATTAATTTGATTAAATGACTTGTTAAATTTTAATACTATATCGTTTTCTAAAACTGTATATGATTCTACTTTTATAGACATTAATAATAATAATTTATTGTTTTTAAATACGTTGTTTTGATGTTAAAGTAACTATTCGTTTCGTAATTGGGAATTTCTTTTTAATATTTCATCTAATACCCTATTTGGAATGCCAAGTGATCCCTGTAAAAATCGCATACCTCTAGTTTCTTTTGGTAAACAACTTCCAGAAAATCCTCTACCGTGATCCCCAGGTACAATAGTATGTGACATACCAATCCTAGGTTCAAGTGGTAACAAATTTTGCCTAAATTGTGAATAGTCAATCCCAAATTTTCCACATAATTCATAGATTTCGTTAAAATACCAAACTTTAACTGATAAATAAACATTAATAGTATATTTAAACATTTCACATTCCTCGTAACTTTTATGATAAACGTCAACCTTTTTGTGTTTATACAAAAGTCTCATTACATCAGATGTTGTATCGATTAAATCTGTATTTTCTAAATTATTAAATCCAAGTAATACAAAATCAGCATTGTACATGTCATTTTTAAAATTTTTTTCAGTTAAAAATTCTGGACAAAAAACAACATCTAAAAGTGTATTAGATGTGATCATTTCATTAAATCGTCTTGTTGTTCCTGGTTGAACAGTTGATTTAATTATAACAATAGAGTTTTTTGTAACCAAAAGATTTAAATTTTTAATTAATCCTTCTACAATAGATGTATCACATTGACCTCTAGAATCAGATGGTGTTGGTACACAAATAAAATAAACGTTTGTCGTGTTATATTGTTCAGAAAATCTTACAATATCTGTTAAACTATTAAATGTTTGTAATGCACCAGGTTCATCCTTTTTAACAATATCATATACACAAAAATTTACATTGTTTTCTTTACACAAATGACCCATTGCTCCACCTACAAAACCATATCCTAAAACATTAACGTGTTGAAAATTCATTTTAATAATTAATATTTTTTATTTTTAAATAGTGTTACTTTTAAAAAAAGTAACATCAAAAGAAAGTAACTTGTTAATAGTGTTACTTTTAAAAAAAGTAACATCAAAAGAAAGTAACTTGTTAATATAGTTACTTTTAAAAAAAAGTAACATCAAAAGACTTGTTATTATCCAAGTAACTTGTTAATATTTTCGTCTACTTTATTGTTACCAAACCACAAGTAATAGGATAAAGTATTCGTATCACTTGGTGCAGCTGTATGAGAAAATATATGTTTAAATTTAATCGTTAATCCTGTATTATTTTTTATATCATTATGATAATTAAGAATTTCTCGAATTAATTCTTTATTTTTAACCTCTTGTCCTTTTGCATTTTTCCAATTATTTGATAGCCAATTTTTGGACCACTTTTCTATACAATTAATAGAGTACATACTATCAGTGCAAATGATAATGTTTTGATTTTGAAATAATGTTTTGTTTTCGTATACAGTTTTAAAAATATATAGGATGCCTGATAATTCTGCTCGATTATTTGTAGGTTCTGTGAAAATTTGTTGTGTTGTATTAAATTGAAAAAGGGGAGAATCGGAATTTTCAGTAAAAAATACAGAATATGCTGCTGTAGGATTTCTATTTCCATTTCTTTTACAACCACCATCTGTAAAAATATACAAGGTACCTTGATCAACCGATTGATTGATCATCGATAAAGTACCTTGATCAACCGATTTATTGGTCACTGTCCTTTGACTTTGTTTTAAATCAGATAAAATAGATCTTTTTGTGCTTTCTGATAATTTTGGTAATAAATCTACTATATTGTGTTTAGATATAAAAGTTTCTAGTTCGTGGTTGACAGACATATATATGTATAGTATCGCATTTAAATGTTCAATTTTTTTTATTTGCCAATATTAAAATTATGTCAAATAAAGACAACAGAATTATAGATAATGTTATAGATAATGTCTATGTTATTAACATGGACCATTCTAAAAGTAGAATGTCTAATATGATATCTCAACAGTCCAAGATTGGTATGGATATTACTCGTGTGTCAGCAATTGTTGCTAAAGATTTAACTACTGAACAAATAAAACAACAAACTACTACATTTTGTCGATATTTTTGTACACGTACAATGATAGCGATATTTCTTTCTCATAAAGCGTCATGGCAAAAGATGTTAGACAATGGTGACGAATATGCAATCGTTATGGAAGATGATTGTGAATTGGATGAAAATTTTGGTAAAGAAGTTTGGAAAACAATAAATGAATTAGCTGTTGTAGATCCACAATGGGATTTTTTATACCTTGGTTATATGGGAGCGTGTGATCCAAATAAGGATTATAACATTATCGCAAAAGTACAAAAATTATTTACAAATAATATAAAATCCAATTCGGATAAATCAAATAATAAATATTCATTTGTACCTGAATCGCCTTTTGGATTTCATTGTTACGCAATTTCTCGTAAATGTGCTCAAAAAATGATTGAATATATGGATAAAGCATCATATCATGTTGATGTTGCTTTTTTAAATTATTCTAAATATTTTAGTATTTATGCAAATAAGTATCCATTGGCGTATCAATATTCTACTCCTGAGAATTCTTCTCAAACGCAAAATTTTCCAATTATATTAAATAGATATTTTAATAAAATAAGATGTGATAAAGGTGTGTCGTATGGGTATTATTTTTCAGCGCCAGTGTTTGCAATTTATAAATATGATGTAAATGCGTATTTATTAATTTTATTAGCATTATTATTGGTTACGCCAATTAAATATAATATAATAGTGTATGGATATTTAATACTAGAATTAGCAATTGATAAACAAAATTATGAATATGTAGTCTTTTGGTCGTTATGTGTTTATATAATTACAGAATTCAAAAAATTTATTTATTCTAAAAAATAAAGATTTATCTAACAAATTTTTTACCATTAAAGATATAATCTAATTTAGTTTGATTTATAGATGTTTGTGAACATCTTTTATCTTTTTCAACAAGGCGCGTTGAAGCTAATGTATTTTCTGTAAACTTTTGCAAGTCTTCAATATCTGCAAAACCTTCTTTTTTCATAAATTTATTGAATATAAAGTAAATTATAAATAAAACAGCAACTAGCATTAATAAATCAGTAATTGTAACAGATGCCATTTATTAATATATAATATATAATTAAAAAATTTTTTTCTAAAATTATATATATAAATGAAAAGCTTGAAAAAACCAAAAAAACAATATAGATCTATAAGAAAAAAAAAATCGCCTGTTAGAATACCTATAACAACTAAGGGTGGATTATTTGGTTATCACGTTGATATGCCTTTAGACACAAGAAGATCTTTATTGAAAAAAATTTTGAGACGAGGTTTAGCAACATACTCGGAAGTTGTAAAAAGATTAAATGTATTATCTATTTATAATAAAAATAGACACCCAGACATATCTAAACGTGTTATTCGAGATATGCATTATATCCAAAAAACACGATCGACAAAACGTAGATCGACGAAACGTAGATCAACGAAACGTAGATCTGTTAAACGTAGATCTGTTAAACGTAGATCGACGAAACGTAGGTCAATTAGGGGTGGTGGTAAGAGGTCACTTATTGGTTGTTCTGGGTAATCGGTTTACGAATTTTATGAAAAAAATTTTGATCATCTAGCCATTTTTGCAATAGTTCTAGTATTGTACGTTTATCTCCACTAGAAAGTGGTGATTGAATATTTTTTTGTATAATATGTAACATTTTATTTAATTGTATTTTTTTACAATTTTGATGCTCGCATACATTTTGTAAATGACGCGATAGAAATGTATGTTTATCTACTACCATTTCCAATTCTTTAGGTAAATGTGATCTTAGAAATATGCTTTGTACATTAATTCTTTTTTTAATACCTATAGTTTGATAATGATTATTATCGTAATATAAAATAATAATTTTTTCTTGTAAATTTTCACGGTTACTTAGGTCTGTTATAGTATAATCATCGTTTAAAATAATTATATCAATTTTGATAGCTTTTGATATTAATGATAATGTGATGTAGTCTCCTTGAAAATGGAATCCTGTTCGTTTTATTTGTTTTATGAAATCGCTTTTATTTTTAATCGCGAATGGATCCCAATCTCCTGCGAATTCGCCATGTTGTTTTTCGATTCTATAATTTTGTATAATGTTAAAAAATTCTGGATTTTCAATTCTAGTAATATACTTTGCTATAACGTTCCTTAAATGACGATGATTAGTTTTGTATCCACTATTTGTTAAAGCAGTTTCAATTGATCTAAATTGACAATTACCGTCACTTAGACAATTTTTAATAACAAAATTATCAGACATTAATTTTGTTTTCCATTCTTTTGACATATCTTGCCAAATATATGAAATTTTTTTAGGATTTATCTTTTGATCTTCTGTATGTAAGAGATCTTGCAAGTTGTCTTCTGTCTCTTTTTCACCTTTATCACTATTATCTTCTGAACTAATAGATTTTTTTGACGAATGTTTTTTTGGCAAATGTTTTTTTGGTAAATGTTTTTTTGACGAATGTTTTTTTGACGAAGAATGTGTAGATGAAGAATGTGTAGTTAAAGATGTATCTGTACTGAGTTTATCTGTACCTTTAACGATGACGTCGTTAGACGGCAAGGTACGGAGTTTTCGAAAATCATTTAAAATAGATTTATACATATCTATTATTAAATAACAAATAAATTTTAATAAAAATAACTACAAATCGTCTTCGTTTTGTTCATTTTCTATATTGTATACAGTAACATTAAATCCGAAATTAATACGTCCATTTACAACTTTTTCATGTTCATTTCCGTATTTTGTTTTCATTGCTCTTTTGAAATCTTTTATATCTGGTATTCTTGAATTTGGATAATTATTAGACCACCAGTTGGAAAAGTGACTATAAATTGTTTTAGTTGATTCAAAATTAGTTTGTGATTCTTCTATAATTTGATCAAAGAATTCGTTAAATTTATCATTGTCAACTTTGTATTTTGCAGTAGCTTTTGTAACTTCATCTGGTTCATTCATACCTTGTGTTAAGAAGTTTTTATACCAATGGATTAAAATGCTCATAAAGTATGGTCTCCAACTTTGAATTTTGTATTTAATAGTTGGGTCTATTTTAAATTCGTTAGTTTTAACAGGATTTTCACAAAATCTCGAGGTAAAATCAATAACTCGTATTCTTCTCCAAGTCCCCCCGTCACAACTAGTTACTGATGGTAGATCATTACAGCACATAATCATAGTTCCTTGTAGTTTAAATGTGATAGGTGCTTTAAATAATTCTCTTGCGATAATAGTATCACCTCCAGTATATTGTTTAAGTATACCGGTGCGTAATTTATCATCGTGTTCTGGTTCTTGAAAAGTAAAGATCCGTTTTCCTCGTAATCGAACAACATCAGGAGATGCATTACTAGCATTTGCTCGTTTATTTGTTAATAATGAAACGTCAACGGATGTGATGTAATCGCCTAATGTGTATTCTAGAAAATTAACAAGTGTGGATTTTCCATTTGCACCAGAAAGACCTGTCCAGATATAAAATCTTTCATCTGGTATTCCTATTAATGCTTTACCTAATACTTTAAGAGTATATTCTAGTACACGTTTATTTGGAATAATTTTTTCAAGAAATTCGTAAATTTCTTTGGTTTGTTTAGCATCAGGGTCGTAATCGACAAAATCATATCCTGTAGAAAAAGTGATATAATCATTTTGATGTCCTACTCTAAATTCATCTTTTTTAAAATCGTATACTCCATTTTTAAAGCCTACTAAATATGTTGTAGAATCTAAAGATTGATAAAAATCTGGATCATATGTTTTAAAAAGATATACAATTTGAGAAATGATATTGTTTTTAAAACTTACATTTTCTAATTTTGCTATAATATTATCTACCATGCCATTTCTCATATTTGCATCAATTCGTTCTGTATTAACTAAAAAATCTTGTAAATTTTTGGTTTGTACAGATGTGTCACTAATTTTTATAGCTCTATAATATTTAGGTAATTCTTCAGAGATAAGAATATTCATTAGGTGACTTCGGCGCCATCGAACTCCTCCAAATTCGTACCACTCTGTATTTTTAATATCATCGACTCGAAATCGGTTTTTGTAAATTTGAAACACTGCTTTTGCTATAGCATAGTGAGACCCAGATAAACTTTCTTCTAAAACAGTTCTAATATCATCTGAAAGTGTAATTTCTGATCGCCAATATTTTGTTGTCATACTAAGATAAATTTGTGGATAATCTGTTTCAAATGTGTTTGGTAATTGTATTTGTTTTTCAGGAAATGTTCGTCGTCTGCATTCTTCATCATGACATTTTATATAAACTCCATTAATATTGATTTCAAGATAAATAGGACTTCCTTGTCTTTCGTGTTGTCTATCTTTAAATGGGCAATGTTTATGATTAATAGAAATATAATAACAAAAAATTCCCATTGTGTTTTGTTTTGCGTAAATTTTTTGAATAGCTAGATCGAAATTTTGGAGCGGGGTGTTTGTTAATTTCAAGTTTTGTAATAAATGAACCAATTCATTTTGTATTTTAGAATTAATGTTTTTATTAAGTTGGTCGTTTTTATTGATTTGGTTGTCTTGTAATTGTTCTTTTGTGATTGAGTTTTTTAATTGTGTAAGATTAATTGTTGATTTTCTTTTTACAATTGTTTTTTTAAAATCTTCCAATGTAGTTTCATGTAATTCTGTAAATTGGTGTGAGTTTATATCATAAATTTTATAAAAGTTATTTTCGGTTTTATCTAGTTTTTTTGATCCAAGTAAGCGTAATCCTGTTCTGTATACGGATATATCTATACAATTTTGTAGATCTGATGTTTTTTTAATTTTAGAGATTAAATTATTTCCGAGCTGATTATTTACTATTAAATTGTAAAAATTAATGTGATAATTAGATCCATTTTGTGTTATACGTTTGGAAACAATACATTCTGTTAGTGTTGGATCATCTATGAAATGATCTTTAATTGTAGTTTTAGTTGTTTGGATAACTTCTGAAACATCATCGTCTGTTAAATTATAATTATATTTTTTTGGTACATCTAAATCTATAAAAAAAGCAAATTTTGAATCAGTTACTTTTTCAATTAAATAAAGATCGGATGTATTATTTTTATCTGATATTACTTTATAATATTCATTGTAAAATTCGTCAAATTTATTATCTGGTACATTATATTTTCCATTATTAAAAGACAAATGTGTTTGGTGCTTTTCTGTATTTTTTGTAAATTGCAAAATATATTTTGAAAATGTCATTTTTTGAACCGATGTGGTTATTTTAAATGATTAAATTATTTCAATTTTTTATCAATTTAAAAACTTTTTTTATATGAATAACATATAAAATGAATCTTATTCGTATAGTAGATAATTTAAATGATGAAGAATATATATATAGCGATGAAATAGATATATCATTAGAAACAGCAGCTTTATCTTTAGTAGATAAATTAAAACATAAAGTGTTAACAAATGTAGAATATAATATATGTGAAAATAAATGTGAAATATTTGTTAATGAAGATATTGTAGAACGTGGTTGGGTTTGGAATTCTAAAAATAAGACTAGAAAAATACTTTATAAATTGTCATATATACCAGTTTTTAGTGTACGAGAAAAACCAGAAACAATAAATAAAAGTGTGCAAACTGAAGGGCTTGTTAAAAAATCACGTGATTTTAGACAGCAAACGGAAGAATTATACATTAAGAATAATAATACAGATATATATAACGTTGACAATTTTTTCAATCCTGATGATTACAAAATTGATGTTGGAATGGGGTATTCGAATAATCCATTTGATCCTGTATATTATAATAGTGGTACCTATACTGAAAATGTATATTATAATCAAGGTACCTTACCGTCTAATAATATTAAAGGTACCTTGCCGTCGTCTAATCCATACTTGAGTATATGGTCTGATCCTAATCATAAATATGCAATTAATTATACTGCTCCACAACAAGATTATATACAGGAATCTTATGACTATGATGTATCTATAACAAATCCATTTATGTATCCTAATAATGATTTAAATACAGAGATAAAAAACAGATTAGCTCTTCCAAACTTTGGATTACGTCATTTCAAACAAGATTAAACTATTTAATATAAAATTAAAATTATTTGAGTTGTTTTAATTTTACTTTTTTTTTCCCGTGTAATGTTAGAGATTAAATGTCACCAAGTCTTCTTCAATTGCAGGCTGTTGGTTCCGAGGATGTTTATTTGACAAAAGATCCTCAGATAAATATTTTTAAATATAATTATTATAGGTATGTGAATTTTGCAACTGAAACTGTGAAATTAGAAACAAACATTGTTTGTAACTTTGGTAAAAGAATTACATGTGAAATATCTAAACGTGGTCATTTATTATCTAAATTGCATTTGCATATTAAATTGCCACAACTTGTTAAAAAAGATGGTTCTTATGCTTGTTGGAATGATACGATAGGTTATTCTATTTTTAGTGAACCTATAGAGTTGATGATAGGTGGTATTGTAGTAGATAGATTGTATCCTCAATTTTTAAATGCGTGGGATGAATTGACGACTTCTGATCAAAGGTTAGGTAAAAATTTAATGTTATTAAAATCAGATGTGTATAGTGCAAATTTCAATAATGCTACAAAGCCGTATGATTTGATTATACCTTTAGATTTTTGGTTTACAAAAGATTATAATTTAGCTTTACCATTATTAAGTATGCATCATCAAAGTATTAAAGTTAGTTTTCGATTAAGACCTTTTGAAGAATGTATAAATTACGATGGTGTTTTAGCACCAGATTATGTACCTATAGTGACATCAAGTATTTATGCAGAGTATGTATATTTAGATGATGTTATTTTGAAAAAATTCCAGTCTGGAAAGCATACTTATTTGATTCAACAAGTTCAATATAATGAAGACGAGGTTATACCGGCAAATACATCATTTTATAATACTCGTATTAAAATGACAAATCCGTGTAAAGAAATTGTATTTTTTGCAGTAGAAAAAACAAATAGTGTAAATAATAATCATTTTGTGTATTCAAAATCTGATGATGATAGTCCATTGATTTTATCTGCTTCGTTATTATTAGATGGTAAATTGAGATTTGACAATTTGCCTGAATTTTATTATCGTGTTATTTTTCCTCAAACGATTCATTCAGTGATACCTTTAAAATATATATATACTATGCCGTTTAGTATACGTCCAGAAGATAATCAACCTACTGGATCATTAAATTTGTCTAGGTTTAATGATATAACTTTAGCTTTAACAACTGCTGATACTGTAGAAATGAACTTGTATGTTTTTGGAATTTCTTACAATATAGTAACTGTAGAAAATGGTATGTTAACAATGGAATTTTTGATTTAATTCATTAGATTTTAATCGTTTTTGTATTTGTGACAGTAACTTGACCTGGGACTTTTGTTAATTTTACATTTTTAACTGTTGTATATATTACATTATAGTTATTAGGTAAGTTTGATTTAAACTGCTTAAATAATACTGCGATTTGATTTAAATATCGTTTAGGAATTTTATCTCCGTTATTTTTAAGAATAATATGTGGTCCACTCATATTATTTAAATGAAACCATGTATCATTTTGATCGGAATCTTTAATAATTTGATCATTTTCATATCTATCAGTGCCTATTAATACTGTATAAGTTGTATCAGTTTCTTCTACTAATAATTGTATAGATCGCATTGTAAATTAAAAATAAATTATCATTTTTCATTTTATTTAAAAGTAAAAGTTTATTTTATAATAAAATGTCATTGGTTGGGAAAAAGTTATTAAACAGTGTATTTGAGCAAGATCCAAATCAGGATTGGATTAAAATAAACAATGTTGCTGTAGGAGAATCTGTAATGTATGGTTATAATGAATATAATAGTAAGGACATTGGTGGATTATTAGATCGTTTAAGAGGAGATCCTAATGTTACATGTTTAGTATATAATTGGAATACGGGTATAGGGTATGCAAAAACTGGTTTTAATTTATCTAATGCGGGTGATTATAAGACTGCTTCTGGTTATACAACTTTTATTTTAAAAAGTAAGATTTCGGAATATTATAAAGTTCCAGCAGTTCCAACTCCATCTAAGCCAATATCGGTTCCAGGTCAAGTTCCAGGTCAAGTTCCATCATTAAAACAATTTGTTTCATGGAATTCTGCGAGTGGGACTTTTATGTGTAATGGTGTTAAATTTGTACCTGTAGGTTTTAATGCTTATTGGTTAGGTTATACAGAGGGTTATGATTATCCACCTACGGTACAAGTGGATGAAATGTTTACAGTGGCTAAAAAAATATCGGCTACAACGATTCGTGCTCATACATTAGGTCATTCTAGTGGATCTGCGAAATCATTAAGACCGAGTAATAATACATTAAACAATGAAGCGTGGCGTGCTATTGATTATGCTTTTTACAGGGCTAAGCAAAATAATATAAAACTTGTATGTCCATTAACTGATTGTTATACATGGTATAATGGTAGTTACGGTGATTTTTGTAAAACAAGAGGTGTTCCAAAGAGTGCTTTTTGGACGGATCCAAATGTACGTGCTGATTTTAAAGATTATATTTCCCAGTGGTTGAATCATATTAATAGATATACTGGAGTAGCTATTAAAAATTCACCTGAATTGGGATGGATTGAATTGGGTAATGAGTTGGGTAATATAAGACCTGATGCTGGTAGTACAAGTATTCCTACACAAGAGTGGATATCTGATATTTCAAAATATATAAGAACAATTGACAAGGTTCATTTGATTATGAATGGTTCTGATGAATGTCTTGGTAGCAATGTTTCTAATGATTTTGCAGTTACTACTATAGATACTCATTCGGCGCATTTTTATTGGAATGATACGCAACGTTTAATTTCAGGATATAATAGTGCTAAAAATGTTGGTAAGGGTTATATTATAGGAGAATATAATTCTAATTTTGGCGAAGAGTGGTTTAGGGGGATAGAATCGAATCAGAATATACAAGGAACATTAGTTTGGTCATTTTATCCACACGATAATGGTTTACCAACTGGTACTAGAATACCGCATAATGATGGTTTTACTTTGTATTATGAACCGGGTGGTTGGGATGCGCAAAATAATAAACAGGTATTGATAATAGCAAATCATCATAGGCGTATGAGAAAGATGCCAGAAATATCACAATTATAAATTTAACTGTAAAATAACTAAAAAAATAATTTAAATAATAATTAATAATTATTTAAATAATTTAGGTGCTTCTAATGTTTTGTGCAAATTTTACAGTTTCAGTAGTTTGATCACAATATTTTTGTTCTTGTCGGATACAACAAATGGTTACAAATTTAGTTGGTTTCCAATCGTCTGATTCTTTTTGTTTTACATTAAGATTATTTAGGAAATTTAGGATAGGTATAGTTAATGCGTTATTTGAACTACTTATATTTGTCATTTCATCTTCTGGTTTTACGAAATAACTAGTAATTTTATAAACTACATTAAATCTTTCATCTACCTTTTGTTTAGGTGTTTCTATTCGTTTATCGTTTTTGAGATTAAAGTAATAAATTAAATGATTAATAGTTTCGTTGATATAGAATGATTCGTTGATGATTTGGTTAATTTGTTTTGGTGTATATGTTTCAACTAATTCCTGTTTCATAGAATTAGCTATATTTGCTTCTCCTCCTACTGGAGGTGGTGCCATAATACTTGGTAATGTTGTTTTTGTGGTATCAATAAATGTATTGAATATATCTAATGGAGATTCTCTACCAGCCATATCAACAATGGTAATATAACCAGATTTTCCATCGGTAAATGTTATTTCAAAAACGTAATATAAATGAGATCGACTTGATTGTGGATTGTTTGGAGTTTGTTTAATTCTACCATGTTTTTGTCTATAAGAGTCGACTATGTCTGTAAAAGCTGATAAATCTTCTACTCGCATTGCATTGACATCAATGTATCCAGGAATAACTTGTTTAAATTCTTCATTTTCATCTTTTGAAAAAGCTGCCATTTGTGGAACTCGATTTATTAAATTATGGATATGTCCAGTAACTTCACGATAATTAAAATTAACTTTATAGTAGTATTGTTCGAATAAATATTTAAGTTTGATTTTGGATACATTTTGCAAATTAGTTAATCCATAATGTAATATACCAGGTGCTCCCTTAGAACCTAATAGCGTTAGGGTTTTGCCGCTACCACTTAATCCGTAACCAAATAGTACTATGCTGTAACCATCTTGAATTTGATTAAAAACACTATAGAGTCCAGGACTTACAGAATCTGATGAATCTACTAAATTATTTACGTCAACTTTTAATCCAGATGAAGGATATCCAATTTGTCCAGTATATAAATCTAAATTTGTATAGGTCTCATCAAAAATACCGTAAAATTCACCAAAAGTAAGTGGTTCTTTAAATTTAGTATCAGGTGATTCTGAACAATCTACTATTAATGATTTTGTTCGTTTGTTTTCAACTGTTTTTAACGTTACTGTTGGTAATTGTTGTTCTCCTCCTAGTAATGGTTTAATACGGATATAAACTCTAACAGCTCCTGATAAATCTTCATAAATGTTGGTGAGTATACGATCTTGGCGTCTATAATTGGATTTATTGACGTTCCAGTATTCTAATAAATTACCAAGATCTTTGCAAAATTCTGCTGGTACTTGGTCTCTATTTACTTTATTTTTTAAATATTGAAAGTTTGGACTATTGATATATTCTGACAAGTTTAAAAATTTAATATGATTTGTAATTTCTGTTTTAACAGTTTCAAAATTTATACGGATATTATTTTTTAAAACCTCACTTAATTTTGAAAAAACATCTAAATTATTTGTTATAATATCATCTAAACGTTTAATAATTTCTTGTTTTCTGTAAAAAATGTTATTCAAGGCTACAAAGTTTGAGAGAATACTTTCGCAATTATCATAATCTACAACACTTTCAATTTTAGTTCTATCATTTTGAGCTAATAAAGCACGTACTTGTTCTAATTCTTTTTGAAGATCAGGTATACTTTTATTTGCTTCTCGTAAACTATCAAGTTCAGTCTGTAACTCTATAGTTGATTGTTCTAAATCAGATTGGCGTGATTGTAATTCATCTCGTTCTGCAGTTACACGTTTAAGCTCTTCTTCTCTTTCTGCTAATTTAATTAATTGATCGTTTGTAGTTTGTTTTAATGCTGTTTCAATATCTATTATATTTTGTTTTAATCTTTTAATTTCCATATCGTCAATATTAGATTTTTCTGATTGTTGTTGTAAAACTGATTTTAAAGATTCTTGTCCACTTTGTAAATCTGTTAATAAACGACGTTTGTATTCGTTAACATCTACTGTTGATTTTTCTAACCATTCGTTCCAACGTTCGTTGTATTCTTTTATTTTATCAATTATTTGTTGTTTTTCGTCAAGAATTTTATCTTTACATCTTTCTCTAAATCCCCTTAATAACTTCTCTTGAAGTTGTGAACGTTTTAGGTCTTCTTTTGTATTGTTTAATTCTGATTGAATATCCCGTATAGCTGATGTTAAGCTTTCTATTTCTTGAACTTTAGATTGGATTGTTTCCTCGTCCCCCTTACTCTTTCTTAATTCTTCTAAATTACGTTTTTCATTTTCTAATAATTCATTTAATCTCGCTTGTAATTCGGCACGTTCCGTTTTATCTCTTTCGTGAATATTTTCCAAATCTTGTATTCGTAAATCTTTGGATTCGATAAAGTTTTGGATTTCTTGTTTATATTGATTAATACCTTGTAAAATAGCATCTTTTTGATCTACGATTTGACGTTTACATGTTTCTAATTCTTGTTGTGCTGTATTATATTGTTCAGTTATTTTAGCTATTTTTTCTTCGTATTCATTTTTTACCAAAAGTATTTGATTACTATTACTATCGTATAGTGCTCGGTATTCGTCTTTAGCTTTTTGATTATCTGATTCTAATTCTGATATCCTCCTTTTTAAATCATTTTCGATTTTCCTCTGTTCTGGTTTTTCAACTGTTTCTGATTTACTTTGGAATAATGTTAACAATTTTGATTTATCCGCTTCGTTAAACCCAGATACAGTTGGAATAGCGTTTATAATATTATAAAACACACTTTCATTTGTAAGTTTTTCTAAATCAATTGGGTTTATTAATTTACATAAAGAACCACCAGCATTTATATAACCAATGACTAATTTATTATCACTAATTATAAAAGCTAAAGCACGTGACTGTTTAAACTTAAAAGGTGTAAAGATTACTTTGGGATAGTTTTTTTTGATATAATCAACTAAATTATCCATTACCTATTTATATTTTATTTAGAAATTAATTTTCTAAATAAACAATTTAAGATGTTTTAGTATATTTATTTATTTTCATTTTCATCTAAAAAACCTATAATATTATCATTTGTATCTACTATTATTTGAAGTTTATCAGTTTTTACGTCAACGTGATCTCTTTTTTGTTCAATAATATCTTTTTTTAACATCGGTTTACATAATTTATAGCTAGAATCCCATACCAAACCATAATGTGTACAAGGTAAACAACGTTGTTCGTTAACATCGAGTTGTTCTCCGTCTAAGCATTTTATTTTTTCAACTAGTCCCTCTGGTTCTACTTCCGGTGATCCTTCTAGTTTTTGTTTTAAATCAGTATAATCATCTTTTTTTATAGTAGTAACACTAGGTAATGTCCTAGCGAGCTCCTCTGAAATTTCATGTTCTTCCTGTTCTTCAGTAGTTTCTGAGATTTCTGGAATTTCTTCTGATATTTCCTGTTCTGGTTCTTCAGTGGTTTCTGAGATTTCTGGTTCCGTAGTCGTTTCCTGTTCTGGTTCTTCTGGAATTTCTTCTGATATTTCCTGTTCTAGTTCTTCAGTGGTTTCTGATATTTCTGGAATTTCTTCAGTGGTTTCCAGTTCTTCAGTAGGTTCTGATATTTCCTGTTCTTCAGTAATTTCTTCTGGAATTTCCTGTTCTAGTTCTTCAGTGGTTTCTGATATTTCTGGAATTTCTTCAGTGGTTTCCAGTTCTTCAGTAGGTTCTGATATTTCCTGTTCTTCTGGAATTTCTTCTGATATTTCCTGTTCTAGTTCTTCAGTGGTTTCTGATATTTCTGGAATTTCTTCTGGAATTTCTGGTTCCGTAGTTTCTTCTGTTATTTCTTCAGTAATTTCTTCTGGAATTTCTGGTTCTTCAGTAGGTTCTGATATTTCCTGTTCTTCTGGAATTTCTGATTTTGAAATTATATTTGATTCTGGTTCTGATATTTCATGTTCTGGAATTTCCTCAGTAATTTCTGGTTCTGTAATAGTTTCTTCCGTAGTTTTTAGTTCTTCAGTTATTTCTTGTAAAGGAGGTGTGGTTTTTCTTTTAGATATAATTTTGATTGGTGTAGTAAATCGTAGGAGTTTATTATATTTATCAACAAATCCTATAATAAGATTATCTTCTATTATAATCGCTGATATATTTAAGTCGGGTGTGATTGGTGGTAATTCGTGTGGGATTAGTTTATTATTAATCATTCTTATTATAGCTTTAATTTCGTATGGGTCGATTTGTTTATTGATTGGTATAAAATCATTTTGAATAGGGTTAAATAATACAATAGTATTTTCATTAGTATTTAACAAAACATCAGTCTTAATTTGTCGTTCTACTGATTTTTGCAAATTTTCATTGATACAATCTTTGTTTGTGATAATTTTATGTAAAACATTATCGTGGTCAATAACAATTGGTACTCTTTTTTTAGTTATAATAGGACGTCTTAAACGAAATGGTTTTCCAAATTTATTTATGTATCCAACCAAGTATTTTTTACGTGGATCTTTTATAAATGCGCGAACGGATCCACGTCGATGTGTTTTAGGAATTTTTATAAAATTAGAAGGTGGATAAACATTTGGATAAAGTGTTAATAATTTAGTTAAACAACTTTGTGCAGATTTAATATTGTACATACATTTGTCACGTGACATTAAAATAGAATCTCTTTTTAATCTTTTATAAACTCGACCTGTAGATTTAATTAATCTACCAGTGGTAGGATTTAAATAAAATCTTGGTTGTAAACTATTACTTATAGTTTTATCCATTATATTATATACATAATATAAAAAATTAATTAATTTATCTTAAAATTTTACCATTAGTCAATTAAACAAATTTCTTCAGAACTTTCTTCCTCTTTTGATATTACTTCTTCATTTATTGTATGCAATTCTTCAGTAGAAATATTAGATTCTTCTAAAATAAAAGTAGAATCTTCATCTGTAATTTCACATTCTGTTTGTTCATAACGTTCATAAAATTTTTTGCTTTTGATATCGTGAATACTCCTTTTATATTGATTAAAATTTTCTTCTGATTCTTGTAAATTCATAATTACATCCCATGTTCTTTTTAAATCAGCTTTTACATTATTAAACCAGTCTTTACTTCTTTTAACTCGTTGATTATTATATTTTGTTATAAAATAAAACGTTGGTATTAAATCGTCACGTGATTCCATCTGGATCTTTTTCCATGTGATGTATTCTCTAGTTGTTTTAATATGGATTGGTGGATAGATAAATTTTGGATCTGGACCTGTATTCGCTATTTCGAGTAAGATTCCTTTTGCTTGTTTTTCACCAACTTCCTTTTCTATAAATTCTTGTTCTGAATCGAGTTCTTCAATTTCACATTCAAAAAAATCACAAAAATCGAGGTCTACTACCTCCATCTGGATTTGAGTCTGTGTATAATAGTGTATTGGGACTCGTGTTTCATCTATTTTTCGGCTTTTTGGGCATTTAATTTCCAACATAATTCCATCTGGTGTAATACCATCAGGACTTGCTGCTAACCAGCGTAATCTAGAGTGAGGTACTAGACCAAATTCTATAACTGTTGTGTTATTTAGTTGACAATAAAGTATATTAGCAACTTCTTCGTACTTTTTACCCCATAATGTGTAAACTGAATCTTTGAAAACAGACTCTCCATAGAATGCAGCACATTTTTTAATAATATAATCTTCTCGTTTTTCATAATGGTTTAATCCTTCAGTGTCCTTGTATTTAAAATTTTTAATACCAAATTCTTCGACATATGCTTGACAAGTGGGTTTTGACATGAAAAGACAACTAGCAGCTTCACTTGCTGTAATTCTCGTATTTCTGGCACTATACCATTCTGGTGTTCTTTGAGCTGGTTGGGGACGTTTTTGCAATGCTTTTACCTTACGACGATATTTTTTTAAATCTTCAGGTGTAATTTCCATTATGTTATTATTACAAATTCTATTTAAATTCATTTTGTTTTTAAAAAATCTATACAAAATTTTACAAATAAAGAAAAGGGTGTACGTCCACAAGATATTATATTTTAAAGTTCTCATGGAGTATATGGATTATTAAAGATTTAGGTAGGAAGAGTGAAATAAAAATCTAAAGTAAATATAATATATTATATGTATTTTATAACATTAGTTGATAAAGATTCAGTTGATAAAACAACTAATTTACAAAAATCATTATATCCTGAAAAGTTACATATAATAGATACTTATGACTCCCAACTAACAAATTTATAAGAATTAAAAGATTAAATAATTTATATAACACGTTAAAAAATGTTAATTTAAACCTTTGTAATAATTAAATATTATAATGACATCTATTAAAGACATTGATTCATTTTTAGAAGAATACAAACTTTTAGAAAAAATATATAATAGGGCTCAAGAGAAATTATTGGTTGAAAAAGTTACTGATAATGAATTGTATATGGAATGTTTAAAGTATACTAATAACATGATTAAATATTTAGATGATTTGAATCCATTTGTAATGAATAGACACAAGGAACAAATTAAACGTACTTATTATATAAGTGCTGAATTACTTGTTAGAACAGTTGGTCTTAATATGAATAGACAAAATTTTAATGATCAGGAACGTAATACTTTATATATGGCGATTGCTCATGTAAGAAAAGTTCTTCTTATTGAGCCATTTCATCGTGGTGGTATGGAGTTATTTAAAATGGTATTTTTATTTTTAACTATATTTAATCCAAATGCTCAAGAAAATATTGTATTTTTAAATCAAATTTTGGTTGTGGATCCATGTGATTATCAGTTGCATTATAATTTTGGATTTATGTATCAACGTGTAAATAAATTGGAGAGTAGTATTTATCATTATAAAATGTCACTTGGTATTATTGATTTATTGATTAGGTGTACAAGTGATGAAGGTGGATTAGCTGGTTTGCGGCAATTTAAAGTAAAATGTTTAAATGGTTTGGGTAGTATTTATTTTACAATTCAAGATCGTGAAACTGCTTTGTATTATTTTAATTTGGCCTACGACATTGATCCTTTGGATCCTGATGTAAATAATCAAATTGGTGTTGTGTATACAGAATTGCGTATAACGGATAAGGCTATAGAGCATTATATGCGTGGTATTGAAAATTATAAACGTGCTCATATTTCTGTTGATAAAGATATGTTAATAGCTAGTATGTATATGAATATGGGTTTAGCAAAATGTTATGAATGTGATTTTGTGGGAGCTATTGATGGATATAACGAGGCTTTAAAGTACAAACCTAGATTGTCATTGGCGTATCAAAATAAACTATTGGATTCAAATTATATTTCACATTTAATTGAAGATCCAATGTATATTCCAAGATTGCACAAATCGATTAATAAGATTTATCCTGTTGTAGTAGATGATTATCGTGTTTCGTGTCCTAATTATAAAGTTAAAGATGAAATTGTGAAATGTCAATCAAAGGATGAGTTAATAAAATCAGGAACTAAAATTAATATTGGTTTTGTATCTGGTGATTTTATTTGTCATCCTGTAAGTTATTTTATTCATAGTATTTTAAATCATATTAATTACGATTTGTTTAATGTTACATGTTATTCAGTAAAGGTTGTAAAATTGGAAGGTATGTTTCCAAAATGTAAATGGGCAGTTGTAAAAAATATGTCGGCTGAAGATTTTAAGCGACGTATTCAAGAGGATAAGATTGATATCCTGTTTGATTTATCTGCGCATACAGGTGATAATCGTTTAGATACATTTGTATTAAAGCCTGCGCCTATTCAGATTAGTTATTGTGGTTATCCAAATTCAAGTGGAATTCGGTCAATGGATTATCGTATTACGGATAAATTTTGTGATAGTAAGGCTAGTCAAAAGTATTATCAGGAGCGTTTTATTTTTATGGATCGTTGTTTTTTGGCATATACACCAAGTATTGGCATTGATAATTTACCAGAACTTACTGAGGAACCAAGTATTAAAAATGGTTGGGTAACATTTGGTACATTTAATAGATATAATAAGATTAATAGTATGGTTGTTGGTGTATGGGAAAAAATTTTAAAACGTGCACCAACTGCTAGATTGGCGATTAAGACAAAGGAATTTTTAACACCAAAGATAAAGCAGCAATTTTTGGATATATTCAAGGATAAATCTGTTTTGGATCGTGTTATTATAATGCCTTATTCTGATACATATACAGAGCATTTGCCTGATTACAACAAGTTAGATGTTGCTGTTGATACATTTCCATATTCTGGAACAACGACTAGTTGTGAAAGTCTAATGATGGGTGTTCCTGTCCTGACATTATTTGATAATATAAGACATTATCATTCACAAAATGTGACAACAAGTTTGATGAAAAATTGTGGTTTGGATGAATATGTTACAAAGTCACAAGAAGAATATATTGAACGTGCTGTTTGGTTGGCAAATCATCCGGAAGAACTTGTTGGATTAAAACAAAAGGTAAGAGATGCTTTTGTGAAGGGGCCAATTTGTGACTACACTGGCTTTACAAATGAATTTGAAAATAAATTAATTAGTACATACAAGAATCACAAGTGGTAAATAAATTTTAAAGAAACGTTAAAAAGTTTAATGAAAAATAATTTTTGTCTTTTTTTTTTTATTTTTATATTATAATGGTTGATGAAAATAATATAGAAATTTCTGATGAGAATTATTAAAATTCAAAGTAATGTGTAATCTAATAAAACGCCCCGAGTGCTCATTTTGTACCCCCGAATAACTAATTCTCCAGTGTCAATTTTTAGATGACATGGTTTACATAAACTAACTAAATTGTATAATTCGTTTTTATGAAAATGTTTTTCGTTTACAAAACCACTCAGATCACAATTCTTCTGTTCGTTAATATGATGTGTATCTAGTGGAACGTTACCAACTTTAGGTTTGTATCCACAAACTTCACAATGATTCAATATTTTACGTTTATTATAATTACTGCGTTTTTGTGATAGTACTGTATTATTCTCACGTCCTGAAATTAATCTATTTCTGATTTGGAATGATCTATCAATGAAAGCAGTATCAGATATGATAGATTTGCATACTTCTAAACCATACAAATCACTCCCCGATCCAGGTTTTAGTCTTCTTTGGAATACAATAACATCATCTGTTGTATCTACACTAAGATGACATGTATTTATTTTTGGTTCGTCCCTAATTTCCTCTATTCTTTGCAAATCGTGTAAATGTGTTGTGAAAAAGAATTTTGTATTAGATTTTACAAGTTCTAATAGGGTAGATGCTACTATTGCTGAACTACTGTTTACTTCTGTGCCTCTACATAATTCGTCAGAAAGTACTAATGTATTTGATGATTTGCATTGTAATATTTTTTTTAATCCACACATTTCGCTTGTAAAACTGCTTTTATTTGCAAATAGATTATCTGTTAAATCTACTTGTGAAATCATTGTGTAGAATGGTGCAAAATTAAATGATTTACAAGGAACATATAAACCAGATTGGGCTAATACTATAGAAATCCCAAGTGATCTAAGTAAACTGGATTTCCCACTACTATTTAATCCGTATAAGAGCATACCACTCGAATCCCTTGTTAAACTAATATCGTTTGGTATATATTCAGTATCAGTATTTATTAATTCTATAATAGGATGTCTAATAGATTTTGCTATAACAAAAGAATCTTCGGAGTCTGTTATTTGTGGTTTGCAATATTTATATTTTGTAAAACATTTTAAATTACTATTTGAGATATCAACTATTTCTATAAATTGTAAAAGACTTTTAAAAATTTTATTATATTTATTTGAATATTCTTGTAATTTTAACAGGTAGTGTGATTTTACTCGTTTTACTAATAATTCTCTTGTATTAATTAACCGATTTGATAATTTGACCAAGTCATCAGATGAAAATTTACATGTATTACTAGTAGCACGCATTGTAAAATCGACTTCATTTTTACCTTCTTCTTTTTTATTTTGGTATTCTTTGATCAAGCGTTGATAACGTATTTTAGTACATGTAAAAAAATATCCATCGTTATCAGTAAATCCTAATCGTATCATTGGCGTTTTGGGATTGTCATTAATATACTGATCGTATGATTTTCGTAATTCCTCGATTGTATTTTCAATTGTACAAATATCACGTTGGATCTTATCTAAATCTTCAACAATACCTCTATTAAAAAAATTAACTATTTCGTCTTTGTTTGTATTTAAATTAATACTTCTCATCGTATTTAAATTAAATGTAGTTGTATAATCAGAAATATATTCAGTAAAATCTTGTAGTATTCTTTCATCAGGTATTTCCCCTTTGAAAAGTAAATCTACGTGTTTATCTTTGGATATAATTGTAAACATATCGAGAATAGTCCTATATGTATTATGAAGTTTTTCAAATTCGTATGGATGTAAGGACCCTAACCCCATTTTTCTGTGCAATCTTTCAAAATCTATTATTTTTGACAATTCACTTTGTAAATCGTTTGCGAGATCTGTATATTTTTGCAATTCTTCTGTTAAATCGTATCTATGCTGAATTGTAGTTCGGTCTCGAAATGGTTTTGCAAGTAAACTTTTTAAATGACGACGTCCTATTGAAGTAGTGGTATGATTAACTACATCGAAAACGCTTGATAATTTATGAGTAATGTTGTGATTTGGTAATATATTTAATTGACTAGAAGTATTTAATTCTAATACTAAATGAGAATATTGGTTAATAATTTCTGGTATTGTTAAATTAGTTATATATTTAGAGTCGTGTTTTGCCATAAAATCTAATGTGTACATAAAATTGACGACGGATAATTCTTTATCCGATAAATTAAAATATTCAAGTGGTTCGATTAAGCCAAAGTTTATATGTTTGTAAACACTTTTAAAATATTGATTTTGTATTTGGCGTTTATTATATTCTAAATAACGTGTATCTTGAGTGTCGATATCATAAAATTTAAGAGATATATTTGTATAATCGTTTGTATATTCATTAAAGAATTTTCGTATAATATGATTTGTATTATAATACGATTTAACAATATAAATTTGGATTTCTCTACAATAATATCTTGATATAATTTTAGTTATATCTTCCAGAAGAAGATGAAATTCTTTTAGTTTAAAGTTACATGATGATTCTGTTATTTCAATCTTATTTGTAGTATTATTTACACAGACTGTAGAATAGATTAGGGTAGAGTCGAGGTTTGCATATTTTGGTGTTATTTGTAAAAATAGATTAATTAAATTGGATTCTGTATCTAAATAGGTTTCTAAATCGCAACTTTTTAAAGAGGGTGAATGTACAGCTACAACCCCTCGTTTGACTAATTTTCCTCGTCTGTCACTGCTTGATTCTAATTGGTCAACAATAACTACTGTATAATTATTTTCTAATAATGGTGGTAAATATTTTGATAAATAAGCTATTCCAAATCCGCAAAAATCTGGAAATTCTCTTGTACTTCCGTGTATAAGACGTTTTGATCGATTTTTATTTGAAAAATCACATCGGATAATTTCTGCTATAACGTTTGCATTTCCTATAACTTCTTTTTCATTTTCCACTCTGTATACTTCATAAAAACTACCACAAGCATAAAAAACACAAGTTCTTTCTCCATATTCATCTATGCTGTTATTATAAATTTTAAAATATTCATCAATCATATCATGTGGCATCTTCTATTATATACTTAATTTAATTTGTTTTTAAATTAAATTATGTTTACTTATTTAGATGGAAAATGTATTGCTACAATTTCTTTTGTATTTGTTTTTTGTATAATTTGTACTAAAACAACAGTGTATAATTTTTCTAAAAGTGTTGGTATAATTATATATAATTTATTTCGCCTAGTATATTTTAATTGGTACAAGTTATCTAATAATCGTATTTCAATATTGTCATCATCTAATTCAAATAATATACAAGTTTTTTCACCATAAGTTTCTATACAATGTTTGTCAAAAATATTATTAGGTTTTGTAACGGTTTTATTTTTATGTAATTGAATTTTATTAGTTTTATGCGTATATACATTATCTTTAGTACAAATAGCTGATTTTAAATCAATACTATACGTACTATTCTTTTTTAAACTATATTGTATAGTTTCCATAAATAATTCTAGTAAAATTAATGTGAAATCTAAACAAAATGTTATTAAATTAATAATTTATAAAATGTATAAATTACAATTTATAAGATAAATTAAATAACAAAAAGAATAAATATTTATATTTTTTTTATTTATGTATAATATAAATAAATGGAAACTTTACGTACGACTCAAACTTATGTAGAATCTACTATAAATTATTCTTTGTCTAATCCATATATTATGGCTATAGTTAAAGTTGGATTGGCATTGTATGCTGCTCAAATTGCGCCTAAAACTCCAGAGTATCTGCAAGTTTGGTTTAGTAATACTTATGTAAAATTAATTGCAATTGCTACAATTGCTTATTTAGGTGAAAAGGATGTACAATTAGCTATTTTAATTGCTATTGTTTACGTATTTGGTATG